ATTGATGTCACGACAGAAGATTTGGCAAGTGCGCTCGACGTGACAGAAGAGGTAATTGATTCAATTTTGCAGACGATGCAGGGGCGGGTACTTGATGGTGATTTAATCACTGGATGGGAAAAACGCCAGGTGCTTAAAGAGGACAACGGCAATATTTCGCAAACCGCAAAATCTCCGGCAGAGCGCAAGAGGGCGCAGCGTGAGAGGGAAAGAAAGCGGGAACAAAATGGCGATTGTCACGGCGCGTCACGAAATGTCACGCACATGTCACGACAAGTCACGACAGATAAAGATACAGATACAGAATTAAACCCCACACATAACGCGCGCATGCGCGAGAGTGCTCCAACCGGTGAGTCGCATGGTGCGCCGTTGCAGACAGCCGAACCTGAATACCTGGACGGCCTGAGCGAACCGATCGGGAAATTTTCGATGACTACTGTCTGGCAGCCGTCGTCGGATTTTCGACAACGGGCAGCAGTGTGGGGTATGGCTCTGCCTGAGCCGGAATTTACACCTGCAGAGCTTGCCGCATTCCGGGATTACTGGATGGCGGAGGGGAAGGTTTTCACGCAGGTTCAGTGGGAGCAGAAATTTGCCCGCCACGTGCAGCACGTCAGGGCACAGGTAAAACCAGTCAGCAAGGGGGTAAGCCATGCAGCATCAGGTGGCACGGCATCACGGGCAGTTCAGGAAATCCGGGCAGCACGCGAACAGTGGGAACGTGACAACGGATTTATCAGCAACGGAAACGGCCTGGAAGCTGTGGGAGCTTATGGGGGAGGTGTATTCGAACCGCTGGACCCAGAAGAACGGGGCCGCACCTTCGAAGCTCTGGATTGCCCAGATTGGCGCGATGACTGAACAGCAAATCCGGCTGGTCTGCCGTCAGTGCATGGACCGCTGCCGGGCGGGTGAAACGTGGCCCCCGGACCTGGCTGAGTTTGTTGCACTGATTTCGGAGAGTGGGGCAAATCCATTTGGTCTTACGGTGGATGCAGTGATGGAAGAGTACCGGCGCTGGCGCAATGAATCCTGGCGATACGACGGGAGTGATAAATACCCGTGGCCACAGCCTGTGCTGTACCACATCTGCCTCGAAATGCGTACCAGAGGGATTGAGCGCCAGATGACGCAGGGTGAGTTAAAACGACTTGCAGAACGGCAACTGACGAAATGGGCAAAGCATGTTGGTAACGGGATGAGTGTTCCGCCAGTGCGACGACAACTGGAAGGGGCGAAACACCCGCAAGGGCCAACGCCAATTGAACGGCTGAAACAGGAATACGAACGCCGGAAGGCAGCTGGTTTTATTTGAATCTGAGAAACGATTTTGTCGGAGGAAATTTTAATGGAAACCGTATTTGACGCACTGAAAGCACTGAAAAGAGCCTCTTCACAGGTAGTGGCGGCCCGCCTTGGAATCAGCCGTAAAGATGCGGTCAACGAACTGTGGAAACTGAAGCGCCGCGGTGAAGCGGATAACAAGGGTTCGATGTGGTGGCTGATTCAGGCTGGTGAAAGTGAACCGGTGTCACCGGTACCGAAAGTGACAGCGCAAATGCTGACTGAGGCGATTGAACAACATGGCCCACAAACGGCGGATGAGCTGGCACTGATGTTCGGGATTACCTCCCGCCGGGCGAATTCATCGCTGGCCATGGCAATCAGCAAAGGGCGTCTGATTCGCGTGAATCAGGGCGGTAAATTTCGTTACTGCATACCGGGCGCTGATTTACCGGCAGAGCCGGAAGCTGCATCCGTAGCGGAAACCGATGGTAAAGCCTTTCCTCAGCCAGCAGGTGTTGCGTTACCAGTTCGGGAAGCAGAAACACAGGAAGAAATAAAAACGGAAAGTGTGGCGGTCACAGTGCAGTCACAGCCGTCGTTCACCAGAAAACATCCGGATGGTCTGATTTTACCATCGCTGCATGTGGCTAACCGTGAGCTGCGCCGGGCAAAAGGTCAGGTTCAGAAGTGGGAGCGAGTCTGCGCCGCGCTGCGGGAGCTGAATAAACACCGGGATATTTTCAGTTCGATTGCTGATATTCCGGTTCATTCACCGACAACAAAGTGATCTCCGGAGGTGCTTATGACAAGAGCATTTACACCAGAAGAGCGGGAAAAAATTAAGGGGCTGATCGTGGAATTCGTACGCCTTAACGGACGAGGCACGATTCGGCAGTTATCGGATGAAATTGGTGTCAGTCATGCGTCTGTCGGTCGTTTATGCATGGAGCTGGCCGCCAGTGGTGATGTTTACAATTCCGGTTACGGAGTATTCCCGTCTGAACAGGCTCGTAAAGACTGGCAAAATGCCCGCAAAAAATTATCGAGGGCAAAGCTGAAGAAACCGGTTGTGGTTGATCCGGACCTTATCTGGTCGTTACCTGACGGAGAAATACGTCGCTACGACAGTCGCCTAAACATAATCTGTCGCGAGTGCCGGAAGAGTGAAGCTATGCAGCGTGTACTGGCTTTCTATCAGGGTAATTTTCAGGAGGCGGTACTGTGAGTGAAATTAGCTATCAGGCTTCAATTACCGCTGGCATTCGCATCAAAGGAGAGGAGCATGGAAATAAAACCAGAGGATGAGTTAAGCAATATCGTTTTATTTCCGGTAAAAGAGGATGACCCTCGTAATCAGGTTAATTTTCTTTATGAGCCATCGGAAAGACCATATTGTCATCACGCCTCTGTCCGGGTTGACGAAAAAGAGCGTCAGGTCCGCTGTAAAATCTGCGGTGCAGTTGTGGAGCCATTTGACTGGATGCTCTCTGTGGCGAAAAGAGAAACCAGACTGGCAGATGATGTAAGGCTCTTGCGTCAGGAGGAGCGGGAAAGGCGAAAAAATATAGAAAAGCTAATTCAGATTGAGCGTAACGCGAAAGCGTGGATACGCAGGGCGACAAAATCCAGAACTGAATAATTAAATTTAGCTCTGTTAAAAATTTAATCCTTAACCGGAGGGATTTCTGCACCTTCAGAACATCAGGAGGCCGCCCGAAAGGGCGGTAGTTAAATGCGAAAGTTTAAAATAATTATTGAAACGGGAATAGCCGGTGGAGATTTCGAGGATGAATTCGAAGTGGATGATGATGCGACGCCTGATGAAATACATGACGAAGCAAAAGATATTTTCTTTAACTACTGCAATTACTCATATCACGAAATAAAAGACGAAGAGGAAGAACAAAATGGCTGATTCTGGTTCAACTAAATATAACGCCAGTTTTGAAGAATGGCATGAACTGTTAATGGATTATGCAGAGTTACGCGGTGGAAGTGCCGCTGATGCTGAAGCATGGCGTGATGATTATGAAGCAGGGAAAACACCGGTCGAAGCATATTGTGATGAGTGGGGCGATGAATGAGCGAGATTAATTATCAGGAAGGGCATGAAAAGGCAGGGCAGGCAAAACCAGTGGCATGGCGATATCGCTACGTGAAAAAAGGCGTTACAGACTTTCAGGGGAAGCAGTGGGTTGGTGACTGGAAATATGTACCGACAAAAGAGGATTGCAACGACAGACCGAACTATGAAATTCAGGCGTTATTCACTGCCCCGCCTGTGCCACTGACACCAGAAGGATTGATTAAAGCAGTGCGTTTCTATGAACAGGTAAAGCGTGAGAATCCGCCAGTCGAAACCGGAGCATGGAAAGACGCTGTTGACTGGGTGCTCAAAGAGGCTTGCCAGTCTGTAAACATTGGCATCAAAGGAGAGTGAGAATGCAAATTTCACCGGTTACTCTTCGTGTTGCGAAGGCGTTTATATCCAGACATCACCGACACAATAAACCCCCGGTGGGGCATAAATTCAGCATTGGTCTGAGAAATGATGCCGGAGAATTGATAGGTGTGGCGACAGCCGGTCGACCTGTTGCACGACATTTGGATGATGGATTAACGCTTGAAGTAAATCGCACATGTACCACAGGAGAACGCAACGCTAACAGCGCGCTTTATGGTGCTGTCTGGCGGGCAGCAAAAGCTATGGGTTATCAACGTTGTATTACGTACACCCGGGCAGATGAATCAGGAGCATCTCTTCGCGCAGCTGGTTTTGTTCGTGTGAAAGAGCTTCCTCCAAGAAAAAGCTGGGCGGAATCAAGCGTCGCACTGCGGAGTAAACGCGATCCAGTCGGAAACGGTGGTGTTCCTCGTGTGCTCTGGGAAATCAGGATAATGAGTACCACTGGTATTCGCATCAAAGGAGAGTGATATGGCAACTTTGACAAAAAAAGAACGGGCATGGTTGAACGAATTACAGGACGTTCTTGATCGCTGCCCATCACCGAAAAAAATTGGTTTTTACACCATTGGCGATAAAAGCATTTACCTGTATGACCTACGCCGCATGGATGAAATCATGGAGGCTCTTGATAATCGTTCGTCGATGGATTGGTGTGTTGCTGTTCATGATATGAATGCAGGGTTTGATGAAAAGATTTTGTTCCCCTCATCAGTTGAAAGCACTGCGGGTTAAGGAGTAACACATGACCACTATTACCAAAGAACGTATTGAATTGTTCATTAAAAACCCGCTTGAAAACGGGCTTACCCGTGGTGAACAAATGGAACTGGCACGGATTGCGCTGGCATCGCTGGAAGCAGAGCCGGTTGTGTTCTGGTTTGAAAAATATCAAGAAGGGGCTACGGCATGACGACTTTTACCAGAGAGCAGTTAATAGCTCACGCAGAGGAGACTATTGAAGCACAGAGACTGTGCATACCGGGTACAATCGACCATGACATCATCCGCACATATAAGATGGATATTGCTGTTCTGGAAATCGCACTGGTATCGCTGGCAGCAGAGCCAGCCGGTAAATTGCATGAATACAAACCAGTGGGATATCAGCGTCTGGTCGATGAGTTAACCATGCTGGTAAAGCAGTTAACCTGGCAACTGAGGAAAGCGAAGCCAGACTGCAAATTACCGGATAAGGCGATGAGTTATCTGGAGCGGAACGGACTGATAAGCGTGGAGGATATTTTACGATGACCTGGCCTGAAGCATTAACAACGGTAGGAATTGCGATGGCGGTGACGCTGATGGTGTATTCGATTTGCCGCTGGGGATAAAAACGGTTTGCGGGAAAAGGAGAGTTAAGTAGAATTGCTGCGGGTGCTTGAGGCTATCTGTCTCAGGCATGAACACCAAAAGGCAGATAGAGAAAAGCCCCAGTTAACATTACGCGTCCGGCAAGACGCTTAACATTAATCTGAGGCCATATCTATGCTCTACACACGTAGGTTAGCCTCTTACGTGCCGAAAGGCAAGGAGAAGCAGGCTATGAAGCAGCAAAAGGCGATGCTAATCGCCCTGATCGTCATCTGTTTAACCGTCATTGTGACGGCACTGGTAACGAGGAAAGACCTCTGCGAGGTACGAATCCGAACCGGCCAGACGGAGGTCGCTGTCTTCACAGCTTACGAACCTGAGGAGTAAGAGACCTGGCGGGGGAGAAATCCCTCGCCACCTCTGATGTGTCAGGCATCCTCAACGCACCCGCACTTAACCCGCTTCGGCGGGTTTTGTTTTTTTCTGGCATTCTGGTTTACAATTCGCACGTCAGCCTGAACACCTGACACCTGCTGCGCCAGCAGAGAAAACAGATGGCGCACAAAACCAAATTTCACAATTCTGATACCGACCTTGCCATCCGGCATGGGCGGCGTTCACACGCATTTAAAACCGACTGGTACCAACACCCACCATGTACTGAAGAACAGGCCGAATGGCTAATTCATAACTACCGCAGACGCGGATACGAGATTAAGAAAGCCCTCAGCCTCGATTATCGTCACTGGATAATCTCCGTCAGGCTTCCTTACTCTGAACGCCCACCGCGTCCGTCCCGCACATTCCAGCAACGCATCTGGAGGTAACGTGCGGGTATTACTTCGACCTGTTCTGGTACCGGAACTCGGGCTGGTGATCGTTAAGCCGGGCCGTGAATCCATGCCGGTATTCCACAATACCCGGGTACTGGTGGAGCCGGAACCGAAAAGCATGCGTAATCTGCCGTCCGGGGTCGTTCCTGCCGTTCGCCAGCCGCTGGCGGAGGATAAATCATTACTGCCATTTTTCAGCGACGAACGAGTGATTCGTGCTGCTGGTGGCGCTGGCGCATTGTCTGACTGGTTACTGCGCCATGTTAAATCCTGCCAGTGGCCACACGGCGATTATCACCACAGTGAAACCGTCATTCACCGTTATGGTACCGGCGCAATGGTGTTGTGCTGGCACTGCGACAACCAGCTGCGCGACCAGACCTCCGAATCACTCGGGCAACTTGCTCACCAAAACCTGTCTGCATGGATGATTGACGTCATACGCCATGCAATGAATGGCTCGCAGGAACGGGAATTATCGCTGGCTGAATTATCCTGGTGGGCGGTCCGCAATCAGGTGGCGGACGCGCTACCGGAAGCGGTATTACGTCGTTCGCTGGGGTTGCGTGCGGAAAAAATCCGCTCAATGTACCGTGAAAGCGACATCGTACCGGGAGAGCAGACCGCCACCAGCATACTGAAGCAGCGCACAAAAAATCTTGCGCCGCTGCCTCACGCCCACCAGCAAA